CAACAGAAACGAGAAAAAAGGGGTTCGGATGAATGGCGGATGTTTGTCCGCTGATTCTCAATATGTACGCGCGCGCGTGGGCAAAATAACACGTAAAATTACAACCCTTTCCCGTTTTGTTACAACCCCATTTTCGAGTTGTTACAACCCTATTTTGTCGAAATGTCGCCGATTTTCGGGAGTTTGCGTTCGGGAAATTGGTGTTTTGTACCAATTTATTGACGTTAAACGCCAATTTATTGAACTTTCAGGACGATTTTGGCCAAATTTCGGGGGATTTTTGGACAATTCTCGCCGATTTTTCGGCAAAACTTCCTCAGAGGCCGGACGATGGGTCGGACTGGGAGGTGAGGGAGTCGAACCACTGGTCAACAGCGCCGGAGGAGGAGCTTCCAGAGGTGGAGACGGTGCGGTGTGCGACACTGAGCCAATCCTTTCGCATAAGGAGGTACTTGAAGGCGTCAGAGAAGTTGGTCGAGAGCATCGGGAGTTTCTTGAGATCAAGTTTCTCTGTCTTCTTCACTTTCCGGACTATCTTGGAGTCGCCCTGATAGGTGACTTCGGCCTTGGCCAGCTCGATGGACGATATCATCTCCCGGCAGTTGAGTGCATCGACCTGCAGGGCTGGGAGTGCCGGGCAGGTTCCTCCGAGGAGGGTGATCATGAAGGTGTACTCGGCATTTTGCCGGATGATGCCTTGTTTCCTGGACTTCAGATTGACGATCCATCCGGTGCGGTGGCCGTCGGCATCCTTCTCGACGGCATCCTTGAACTCGGAGGCCTGGTCTTTTTTCTGCTTGGCGTAATTATTACCGGCTCGGTCGTAGTAGAAGTCGAGCACCTTGTTGCCGTGACCTGCGAAGAACAGGAGGAACTGGTCGGCCAGCTGTCGGATGGACTGGGGTGCCAGCACGTACATCGACTTGTGGATTCGGTAGAGCGACGGGTTGTCGTATTGGCCGATAACCAGGGAGGTCTGATTGCCGAAATCCATGCCGGCTTCGAGCGGACGATGCTGGTGGAGGTAGCGCAACTGGGACGAATTGGTCGCTGCCACACCATCGGCCGTGCCGTCGTAGTACTTGTGGGTCTCGGACCACAGCGTATAGAAGCGAAGCTCTCGCTTCAAGCCTGGGCGCATACCGAAGACTGACTTCATCGCCTCGTGCATCTCGAGAGTACCCGAAAGGAGGCGACGGATGTACTCGACCGTAAGGATCTGGACGTTGACCAGGGAGGAGGCATTGAAGAAGAACGTCTGCCCCTTGCGCATCTTCCAGAGACCTGCCTGCAGTCGGTCGATGCGTTCCTGCTGGCGACGGATGCGAAGCTGTGAAGAGTTGGCGCGTCGCTTGATGGACTCCATCTCGAGCAGTTCCTCGTTGAGGGCGCACGCCACGCGGGCGATGTTGTAGATGCGGTCGGCATCCATCTCGTCGGCATAGCGGAAGAACCAGTCGAACTCGCCCTCGGTGATATCGGGCATGTCGGTGGTGATGGTGATCCCGAGGAACAGCACCGAGTTGCCGTAGGCCAGCGCATCGCCACGAAGGATGGGGAAGGCTCGGTTGACCTTCTGTTCCTTGTCGTACTTCGCCTCGTCCATAAATAGGTGGACCACGGACTTGCCTGCCAGGAGTGACGGGTTGTCCAGGGAACCGAGGAAGATGACGCAACCGTTGGGGAACGAGATCGCGTTGCGGTAGTCATCGACGATGACCGAGCAGCGTCGGCGCCACGACTCGGGAGGGCGCTTGTACTTGATGTAGTCTCGACCTTCGGCCCAACCGAGGAGGCCCCAACCTTTTTGCACAGCCGGCATGATGTTGTCCTGCAGGTTGACGTAGGTGTTCGAGACGAAGGCGAAGGCTGCACCCGGCATGTCATAGACACAGCGGTAGGAACGGAGCGCCTGAATGACCGTTGACTTGGCCAGACCACGGCCACCTATGACGACCATGACCGTCGTGCCTATCCAGTCGGTGAGGACTTGAAGGATATGGCAGTAGCGGACATCCGTCTCGGGCGTTTTAGCCGCCCTCTTGATCGCCGAAGTTCTTCTGGTCATATAGGAGTCGCTTCTTGAGGTCCATCTTCGCCACGCCTGCGTCCTCCTTCAAGTTTTCGCGGACAACCTGCGGAATGTTGGGCACGGAGTCGATGATCTCGATGATCTCAGCCTCGTCGGGTTCGGGCAGACCGAGGTCGGAGGCCTTCGTGGTGTAGATAACGGTCGATGGTGGCGGGAGTTCGTCGGCTGCTTCGGCATCGAGTTCTGCAGCCTTGTCGGCTCCTCTGAGGTGTGCAGCCTTCTCCATGATGGAGACTGCCAGCTTGAGGTTGCCGATAGCGACAGCAGCCTCGGCCAGCTTGTCGAGCTTCTCAGCGTAAAGATTCGCCCACGCCTTCGGGGTGACGTTATCTACGGCGTAAAAGAAATTGATGGAGTCGTTGAAGATCTGACGGGCTGTCCAGTCGCCGACACCGTACTGGTTCTTGAGCAGCTTGATGATGCCGGCCTTGGTGATGGGCTTCCCTTCTGGTGTCATGTGCCGGAGATTCAGGCCACGCACGATATCCATGAGCTCGTAGTATCGCTGCTCCTCTGGTGAGAGCATCGAGATGGAGCCCGTGGTCAATACCTGATTGATGCGGGTCAGGTCTATCGAGCGAAAGTCTATCTTAGACACTGATTGTGAACTCATCGTCGTCGATTGCTTCTATGATGGCGTAATAGTGGTTGCGGTTGCAGATCTTCTGATAGGCTTCGATGGCGTCGGGGTCGCCACCTTCGGCAGCCTTGAGCACTACCCTATCGACATGGCTCGACTCCTGTGCCGAGCGGATGATCTCGTAGAGACGGGTGCCTGAGACCTTCGCCTCGAGGATGAAGGCGCGGGCTTCCTCGGGGTTTAGGCCGAGCACCTGGGCGATGCGCTTGGGCGAATAACCCAGCGACACGAGGTCGTACACGGTGTCGGCCTGCATCGGTGTGAGGGACTTGCCTATTTGGTCGGGCATGGTGGTAGTGAATTGAGCTGCTTCTTAATGTTGTCGATGCGGGCGGTGAGCCGGCACAGCTGGAACCGTGCCTCTCCCCTATCGCATGGATGACGTGGAGGATGCGAGAGCAGGCGGTTGCGCTGCTCTGTGAGTCGTGTCAGTTCGAGTTCGAGCGACGCTCTATCTCGGCCTGTATCGCTTCTTTGCGGGCTGTCCATTTGGCGAGTCGGGCTTTGTTCTCCTCTATCTTGTCGGGGTTCCTCTGGATGGCGAGACTGGCCTTCGAGACGTTGCTCATGGCGTTCTTCATAGCCTTGGCCAGCTCGAAGTCTGACATGGAGGATATCTCGTCGGTCTTGCCCTGGGCTGCCACCTTGGGATGCTTGCCAAGTAGCTGGCCGTTGTCACGATAGTACTCGAGCTCAGCCATGATGACACGGTCTTCGAGAAAGTTGTCGAGGACGGTCTCGGTGAGTTCGGGAGCCATCTTGTCATCGGGGACCTGGGTGAGCTGCTGATGCGCGTCGCGGTACTTTCCGTAGGCCGTGAACATGTCGGCCACGAGCACCTTGAGAACGTCGGGGCACTTCGGGTCGTTGAGGAACGGGAAACGCTTCCGGAAGTTGATCATCTTCTGGAGTGTGTCGGAGACGGGCTTGGCGGCGGGTTCTGATGGCGTAGGCGAAGCCTGCGCTTGCTGAGAATCGTTGGGTTTCTCGTCGATGTGGACGGCGGTGGGGTTGAGACCGTTGGCCGTCGGGTCTTCTTCAGGCGGGCGCTTGGCATATCGCTTCATGTGGGCGAAGGCGAAGGGCGTGAGGCCTGCCATCTTGCGAAGTTCCTCGAAGACTGCACCGGCGTAGGGTGTGTCCTGACGACGGCGCTGGAGGGTTCGGATGAGGGGAAGGTTGCGGGAATGGGCGAGTACCAGGGCGATGCCTTCGGCGAGGTTGCGAGGGCCTTCGAGGTAGGTGATGATCTTCTGTTTCACGGGATAGGTGGGGATTAAGGCACGCGAAAAGGGAAAACCGTGGCCCGCATCACTACGGGCCACGACCCTAACACGTGAAAACTATGAATTAACGGACACGGCTCGAGGCCGGTCTAATATCATGAGTCGGTATCGAGAGCGGGAAGGGCTGCTGCGTAGAGCGCGAAGTCGAGACCCTTCGAGGCCTGGGCGAAGGTCAACTGGTTGCGGTTGCTGGTGCCGTTGCCTGTATAGTTGGCGGTCAGCTTCATGGGGTTGCAGGGCGAACCTGCGAGCCACACCTTGTCGCTGTCGCAGAACTTGAGGATGGCTACGGCGTTACGGCTGAGCCAGTTGGTCTTGAAGAGCATGACAGCCTCCTCGTTGCCGGGGTGGTTGAACTGGATGGTGGGGGTGAAGCCCTGCTCATCGGTATCGCCTTCGGAGTTGGACGTGACCTCGGTAGTACCAGGAGTCATGTAGATGGCGATGGCTTTGGCTCCGGTCTTGAGGGTGATGGCGTTGGACGATGAGATGTTCACGCCATCGTCCTCACGCGCGGGGAACGATGCGATATCGTCCACGTCGATGAGGATGAGCTGGTCCATCGGGTGAAGGCCTGCTCCGGGCATGCCGGAGGGACGGGCTACAGATGCTTTGGAATATCCTGCCATTTTTGTCGATGTTTGGGTGTTTGTGAAATGGAACAGGGCCGAAGCCCTGCTCCGTTACAGAGTCACGAATCAGCCGCGGGCAATTTCGGCGAACTTGCCGCCATTGATTGCGATGAGCTGGATCCACTTGCCGTTGCTGAGCGTCATGGCAGCGGTGAGCACGAAGTTGCCGCTGTTGGCGATGGTCGAGGCATTGGTCGAGCCTGCACCGTGGATGGTGTAGATGGTGCCTACGACAGCATCGTCGAGCTTGGTGATGGCAGTGGCCTGGGTGTTGGCGTTGGTCACGAACTCGGTGCCGCCTTCGACAGATGGAGTGGTGTCGTTGGCCGAGAAGGCGAGAGCAGCGGTGGCAGCTGTGGTGCGAGCCACCTCGATGAACTTGCCATCGGAACGCTTGACGAGGGTGATGGTGTCGCCGATTGCAGGCTCCCATGCTGAGCCGAGGAGCGAGAACTTGTTGGAGGCTGTGATCTTCACACCGTAGTTGGTCGAGCCGCACTTGAGTGTTACTGGCACGCCTTCCTTGGCATCCTCGATGTCGGTGATCTCGAACAGAGCCGAGTTCTGGGCGGTGAGGATGGAGGTGTGAGCAGCGGCCGAAGGATTGACGTCGGCAGCAGCCTGGACGAAGTAGTCGGCGGGGAGGTCGTACTCGTTGCAGAAGATCATCTGCAGGTCGTAGCGGGTGTTGGCAGCGCTTGACTGCTTCTTGCCCACCATGGTAGCAGAGAGACCCTCCTTCCAGTTGGACCAAACCTTGAGCTTCCAGTCTTCCTGCTCGAGCGAGAAGTCGGTCATCTCACCGGCCTGCTGGCAGTAGGTGTGGAAGTTGCCGTCGAGGGTCCAGATGAGACGACGGTGAGCGTCGGCGTTCTTGACCTCCTTGATGGCGACAGACGGGTACTCGATGACGTGGTTGAGAGCGTTCTGGCCGTTCTCGCCGCCACGGTAGTCGGAGATGGTGCCGTTGTTGGCAGCACGCCACTCGGCATACCAGCTGATGAGGAGCGAAGGCAGATAGAGGACGCATGCACCCGAGTCACGGATGACAGCAGGAACCATCTCTGTGCCGGCCTTGATGATGTCGCCGATATTGGCCTTGGTGATGGTGCCAAGCTCGAAGGGCTTGATCTGATAGATGACGTTGCCGGTGATGTAGTCCTTGTAGCCTTCGACACGCTTGCGCATGTACTCGTAGAGACCATCGGCAGCATTGATGGAAGGTGAGGGCTGGCCTACGACTGGCTCCTTGCGGACACCGTTGACGTAGCGGTTCTCACGCTCGTTGTGGAGAGCCTTGACGGTCTCGGTGAGCAGGAACTCGATGAGGGAGAGCTTGACGGGGTTGCTGGCCTCGCGGTTGAGGTAGCCGATCCAGGTCTTCTCTATGATCTTGAGGTTCTTGAAGGTGTGGGCGAACATGACGGGGTACACCTTGAGCGTCTCGGGCTCGAAGTCGTACTTACCCTTCACGACGTCGGCGAAGTCGGACTCGTAGCTGTTGTCAGCCTGCGAGAACTCGCCCAGGAAGACGTTGACGAGGGTGTCGAGATCCTGATAGCCGGACTCCTCGGGCATGATGCTGTGGATGGATGGCAGCGTCATGAGGAACGACTGGAGGCGGTCCTGATAGCGCTGGTTGTAGTACTCACCGAGGTCGGCCTGGAGGGTCGAGAAGTCGGTCGATGCAGCCTTGGGCACGATCATGCCGGTGTAGCCATGGGCAGCCATGACTGCGGCACGGGCACGCTGGTTGTACTTGCGGTCGAGGCCGAAGCGCTCACCGGTGAGTCCGAAGAGCTGCTTGTCGTTCATGTAGTCGAGGCCTGGGGTGTTGCCTGCAGCGCCATGGAACTGGCTGCCTGCCTGTGAATCCTGCTCGGCAGCGGCAGAGAGGACCTTGATCTGCTCCTGCAGATTGGCCACCTTGGCATTGAGGCCTTCGATGGTGGTCTGCGAAGCCTTGCCAGCCTCTACGGTAGCGTCGAGGGTTGACTGAGCGTCGGCCAGCTTCTGCGAGGTGATCTTGAGAGCAGCCTTGAGACCTGCCACTACGGGACTGTCTTCGGTAGCCTGGCCACCATTCTCGGCGAAGTTGGTAGCGAGAGCGGCCTTGAACTCATTGAGGAAGGTGTCGGAGAATCCGGCCTCCTTCATCTTGGCCACCTGGTCGTCGAGGAGGACCTGGCAGCCCTTGTCATCCTTCGCCCAGCTGGTGATGCCGAGAACGGCCAGAATAGGAGCGGCGAAGGCTTTCAGTTCTTTAATCTTGAACATGAATTTTGGGGATTTGGGGGTGAATAAGGGAATAAAGTCAAACCGTAGCAACTGTCCCATGGTTGCACTTGTAGTCAGCGCATAGCGCGGGGATCATCGGCGGGTCTGCTGGGCGATGCCTCGGGCGAAAACCCAAAGGATGGCATCGTCGAGCGTGCCGTACTGGTCAACATAGCCAAGGTCGATTGCCTCCTGTCCGGTGAAGAGCTTTCCGCGATAAAGCTCGAGTTCCGGGTCGTAAGGCACGCCTATCTGCTGTGCCACATCTTGGGCGAACATCAGATGCACCTGCTGCAGTGATGCCTTGATGGGTGCATCGTCGCCCTGTTCCAGCTGACGGGAGAGGTAGTTCTTGAGGTCAGCTGAGTCGGGATAGATGTCGCGGGCCACGATTCCGAGTTTCTCGAAGAGCCCGGCGAGGCTCAGATATCTCGTCATCACGCCCACACTGCCCACTTCGCACAGAGGCGATGCCAGGAAGATGTGCTGCGCAGCTGTGCCCAACCAGAAGTGTGCCGAAGCCATCGTGCCAGCGACGTAGGTGGCGATGGGCTTGGGGTACTCACGGATGGCACGGGCAGCGAGATCGACGTGAGCAATCATGCCGCCTGGGCCATTGATCCAGAGAACCACGCCCACGATGCGGGGATTGTCGGCCGCCAGACGGAGGAAGCGCTCGAGGTTGTAGGTGTCCCACGAGTAGAGCGGACCCTCTGAGGCGATGACAGCGACGCTGTTGGACGGGAGGTTGACGTCTTCGAGATCCCAACGGGTGACGACGTTCGGCCCTGCCCCTTGCGTGACAGCGTAGGCCATCACCTTGCTTGCATCCAGTTGACGCTCCACGGCCTCCAGATTGCCGGCCTTGAGAGCAGGCAAGATAGAGAGCAGCAGCGAGGCGTAATCCGCATCGTTGATGCTCCATCGTTCGGTGAGGATGGATTGAATCTTGTTCATGGCGTGGATGGACAATAAATTTTTCGATGCAAAGATGAGCCTTTTGCGCACGCGAACAAAGTACATAAAAAAAGGACCCTCGTCATCACGACGAAGGCCCCATTTGAGCACGGGGAGGGCGCGGATGCCCTCAAAAAAATTTAGATCATTCGGGAATTACGGCGAACAGGTCCATCGAAGGGGACTTGCCCGCGAGTGTGCAGGTGTAGGTTCCACCTGATGGCTGGAAGGAGAGCGTGAGCGGATAGAGAGGCTCGCCGCTGACCTTCTGGCGCCCCTTCTCGTCGAGATAGAGGGCGACGAGCGGAGTGTGGGCCAATTCCTGCAGCTGCTGTTGCTGGGGAAGACCAGAGGAAGGGACACGGAACGTGTGGCGCTTCTGATAGACGGCGGCTCCTTCGGTGGGCTGGTCGGAGAGCGTAAAAGTTCCGGGAGAGAGCGGGATGTCGATGACGTCGGCCGAGTAGAACTCGATGCGGACGTTCTGGTGGATCACGGCGTAGCGGACCACCTTGGCGGCTGGGATGAGCCGGAGCTGGCAGGGCGATGAGGTTGTTTTGGTGGACATAAAGGGGAAATTTGGGGTTAAAAATGCAGTCGGAAGATATTCGGAGGATTTCGGACAAAACGGGGGTTTTGTTGCAGTGAATTTTTGCAAAAAAAATGCCTATTTCTTGAAGGTTCGCTTCAACTGTCGGCGTTGCTTTACATAATCGCGTGTTTTCTTCAAGTGGCGGGAGCGGTCCTGCCAACGGGTGAAGGCCTTGCACAGAGTGTCGGGCGAGACCGAGAGCCCATAGATGTCGATGAAGTCCTCGACGGCATCCTGAAGGGGGAGGCCGTAGTATCGGTAGCGGAACCAGTAGTCGCCAAGATCGGTGAGCAGCTCATCCTCCATCGTCCGCTCGATGCCTGGGCGCTTGTGCCCACCTGCCACCTTCTCGGGAGGGATCCAGTTCCACGCTGTGGTGTCGCGTTTCTCAGGAAAGTCGGAGGAGCAGGGTACCAGGAACTCGAAGTTTCCCTTATCGACCGGCACGTTGGCAGGCCGACGGCGGAGAGAGTTGAGGATCTTGACGCGGACGAACGTCGAGAGCGGGAAGCGAACGGCGTGAAATTCTTCACTCCAATATTTCTGCCGAAAATACTCGGCGAGGTGGTCTTTTATCTGTATTCTGGTGGTCATGGCAGCCTAATTTGGTTTGAAACGATGCAAAGATACGAATTTTTGTGCAACCAAACAAATTTTTGTGCAACAAAATGCGAAAAATCGGCCGTTTTACGGGTATCCTGGCACCGATTGCAATTTTAAACAAAAAATTTTTGTGTGAGTTGAGTCAAAAATCGAAAAAACTTTGTAACATACCATCGTCGAAAAATAACACTCTAAAACATAATAACTTAATAACACAAAAACGGCCTTTTCCGGGCGATTTTTGCAAAATCAAAAAATAACATTCGCCCTCTTCAGACCCCCTTTGTTATTTTCTTTCTTTAAATGTTATTTTTAAAAATAACAAAATATCGTTCTAAAATATAGAGACTTAGATGCCCAAATCCTGCAATGTTACAAAGTTATTCTTTTTTTACGTTATTTTCAAAAAAAAATGGGGAAGGGAAAAACGAGCGGAACCTGGCGGTTCGGAGGCCGTTTGCGCAACCGAATTTGTTAACATTGGATTATGTTAAGTTGGTATCTCGAAAAATAATCCGCTCAGATGGGCGAAAGTTCGCGGATCTGAGCGGATTCTTCAGGAAAGATAGTCAGTTTGGCCCATTGGGACGAGACTGCTGTCGAGGCCTGCTGCAATAGCTGCTTTTCGGTCGGGGATGCTGAGATGAGTCACAAGAGGTTGCATTTATTTCGTTTGCCATAGTCGTAGTTGTTATAGCTTCATTGTTCGTAGGATATTCACCACCCTTTCAAACTCCTTGTTGCGTAGGGCGGTCATCGCGTAGGTGTGGGGGTTCGTGAGGTTGTGGCGGTTGTTGTCTATATAATTTTGACAAGCACGTTTGGTGAAGAATGCACCAGTGTTCTCGGTCAGATTATCAACCTTATCCACATAGACAATTCGCCAATCTTCCCAAAACAAACGAGTGCGGGCAAACAACATAACGAGCTGCATAGATTTGTATAATCCTTGCCAATCATTCTGTGTTTCTTCCGAATATTCGCCTATGTTTTCGTTGATTCTGTCGATAGCCTCTTCTATTGTACCGCAAACACCGTCACCCATATAGATTCGGGGTTCACCGCACCCGTCTGGGACACCTACCTCCTTTTTCTCCATCACTTGCCAATAGACGGGTTGTGCGTTGCCGTCCGTCCCTTGGGTGTTGAGTTCATGTTGCAGGTCTTTGAGGAAATTATAATCCTCGGTTGAAATTTCGATTTCCATAGTTTTCTTGTTTTAAGCACCCTTACATATTTAGGGTGCGTTTAAGAATAAGGGTTATGATTTAGTTAGTTTTCCAACCATGATGTCAACAGGTAATAAATCATTCAAATACGCCCAAAGTGCGACATCCTCAATGGGCCACCGTGACCATCCGCATATATATTTGTCTCCATCAATCAGCCTTAAACGGCCCACGTCAACATTGACAGCTATTCCGTGCTCCCAAAGGAAAACGATTTTTTCCTCATATTCTGGTAGTTTTTCGCTTGGCTTATGCCAGACGCTACTCTTCTGCCACTTTGCCCCTGTCTCGAAAGCATCTCTGCGGACTTCGCCGCAAGACAAACAAGTGTTCCCTCTGCCCAAAACAACAGGTATATCTGGGTATCTTTCGTTTGCCTCTTTCTCTATTAGTTCTTCACTTGCCATAGTTGTATTGTTATAAGTTAAACATCACGATGGATAAACATACTCGGTTGTTGCATTTTTGCACAATCGCGGGTTTGCAAGTTCCAAAAAACCGCGTTCTTCCGCAGGCAATCCAAGCGGCACTCTTTTATTCAAGCGGCATGTATATACCTTGAATCTACGCGAGATTTTGCAACATGAGCACTCCTTACATTTTTCTTCTTGCTCCTTGCGCAAAGATTCATAATCTATTATTGTTGCCATAGGGGTGTACTATTTAGGGTTATAATTATTCCAGTCTTGATTTAATGATAAACTCCATTTTCTATCCAATTTTGTTGATTGCTGCCAATGGGGTCGTGTAAGTTTTTGTATATAAGATAGCGATAGAATGTAGTTTTAGACACCTTGCATTTCTTTGCAAGAATAGTCTTTTGCGTCCCTTTCGCTAACTCGGCAACAATAAAATCATATCTGGATTCACATCTTGGATTGAGTCGCATTCTTGTTCCCCTTGGATGCCCAAGTTTCACGCCTTCGGCCTTCTTGCGAGCAAGAGCTTCTTTTGTTCTCATCGAAATCATATCTCGCTCAATCTGTGCAGCCAAACCAAAAGCAAAAGCCAAAACAGTGCTTTGGATGTTGTCTCCCAATATATAGTTGTCCTTAACGGTGTATAGCATTGCATTTCGCTTCATTATGTTCTGCAATATACTCATAATCATTAGAAGATTTCTTCCAAGACGTGAAATTTCGCTGCATACAACAATGTCGCCTTTCTTTATTTTCCTCAACAGCTTCCCAAGAGAACGCTTTGAAGGGTCTTTCGTTCCGCTTACACCTTCGTCCGTTATATACGATTCTATCTTCCAGCCATGCTGCTCGGCAAACTTTTCAACGCCAAGTTTTTGGTTGTTTACGTCCTGCTCATCGGACGATACTCGTAAATATCCGTATATCATAAGTTTTATTTGTTAGTCATTGTTTGGATTCCGACTGGGGGAATACCCCCAGCCGAAGTAGTTTACCGAAGTTTTGATACCTTGTACCTTTCCCATAGGCAATCTAAGTTTAATTGTTCGACATTTATTTGAATTGGCTTTGGCACGTTACCCGTAAGACCAAAAGAGCCAGTTTTCTTGAAATTGAGCAGCAGCTTCTTGCAATATCGTTCGTAGTTATAGAGGCACATTCCATTCATGATGCACTCATACATTCTTGCAATAGCTTCTGGAACCACCTCCAATGCTGTCTTTTCTCCAAGATATATCGTATTGATAGAATACGTCATCAAACACCTGTAGAGATAATTTTGGACGTGTAGGTTGATTTCGTCCATCTTCAGTGTCTTGAAGTAGTTGAGCGTCATGGAGGCCTCGTCAATTACGAGTTGCAGCTTTCTTTTTCGTTCCTCGATGTTTGCAGCAACGTGTTTTGAGTTGCGGCGCATATATTCGGAATAGCCTTTCTCGTCTGTGAGAATCAGGTTCGCCGAAGATATGTTGTGGCAGTTGCCATCTTTGTATATTATGCAATCTGTAGCCTCATATCCACGCTTCCATGTTTCAGCGACCAGCTTGGCAGCCTGCCAGTACCGACTTTTGCCGTTAATCATTATAACGATTCTTGCAGTAGCCTTTCGCCCGTTCACGACATAGCAGAACAAAACCTTTTTCGGCTTTCCCTTGTATCTGAACTCCCCGTCAATGGTGCATTCAAGACCTTCAACGGATGGAACTTTTTTGAATGTCATAGACCTTGCTGCTTTAGGGTGCGTTTAGTTCTTTATTCTCGACAATCTTTACCTCACCATATCCCATGACTGTGAGGTCGATGATGTTTGTACTCTTGCGAAGACAATCTTCACAAAGGTCGATTGCTCTCAAAGCAAGTTTCATTGGTTGGTAAAAAGTTCTTCCGTCAGCAGAATCATATTTGCGCAGCACTGGGAATTGAAGTTGATGGACATCCTTTTCACTACCACACACGTCACAGACTATTATTTCTTTTTTCATATTCTTGCTGCTTTAGGGTTAGAAAGCGTCCAGTTAGATGGTACAAGGTTTTTCGGGGGTCTTGGCCTTGAAGTTCCACAATGGCTTAATCACTTTAATGATTTCCACCGTTGGCTCAATATCCTTGCGGATAACGTCAGCAGGCTTGTAAACCATAGGAGCCTCGTCAAGAGTGCCTTCGCATACAGATGTTGAATAAATGCCATCCATCGACTGCTTGAAGTCCTCAATATTGATTTGCTTGAAGGCTTGCGCCCTTGACATTATACGACCTGCTCCGTGAGGCGCAGAGTATAACCAATCCATATTTCCCTTTCCCTTGCCGATTATTGAACCATCGCGCATATTCATAGGGATAATCAACAATTCACGAGGAGCTGCTGATATTGCTCCCTTACGGATTATGTGGTTTTTGATGTCTATGTAGTTGTGAACAGACTGGAAGAATGAAACAAAATCCAATCCCATTTCGCCAAGAATCTCATCGACAATAACCTTTCGGTTCATTTCTGCGTACTCTTGGCAGAGGCACATATCGTTAAGATACCCAAAGAGGTCTCCATCTTCCACATAAGCCAATTCCTTCTTAACTTCGGGATAAACCAACTTTTTGAGTTCCTTGTCGATGTCCTGCATACGGCCTTCGGCTTTCAGTCTTGCAATCAATTCGTTGCGGATGCCGCTCTTGTTGGTCAGCTTGGCGATGGCTTTCTCTTGCCAGTAGTTGCACACCCTTACTCCAAGATTTCGTGAGCCGCTATGAACCACAAGATACTTATTGCCAAAATCGTCAACGTCGAGTTCTATGAAGTGGTTGCCGCCTCCAAGTGTGCCGATAGAGCGAAGTGTGTAGTCCTTATCAACGGCCTGCTTGCAGTTGAGATATTCAAACGAATCCCACTCCCATGTGATTTCGTCGTGAATATTAAAGCCGCTTGGCACGTTCTTATTGACCACCTCATCAAGTTTCTTGAGGTCAATATCGACATTGCCCAATTCTACGACCAGCATACCACAACCGATGTCCACACCTACGGTGTTAGGCACTAC